CAGGAACTCAAGACACGGCTTCAGCATCGAGACAACATCATCTTTAACGATGATGTCATCGCCGAAAACGAACACGTCATGACCAAGTATGCCAGCGTGACCCGCCTCTTTCGAGACGGTGCACGCAATAGCGGCAAAAATGATCGTTTCGAGTTCGAATGTAAAGCCGTTACCCATACTAGAGAACTTCTCTAGTCGGACCCAGTGCTTGTCCACAAGTGTATGAGTACTGCGCAAGCAGTCTAACACATGGAACCAGTACTGAGGTAGCAATATCTTCACCAAGATATAAGCTACAGTGTCGCTTGCGTTTGAGAGGTCGAGAGTTGCAAACTCTCGCGTGCGAGAAGACTCACGGGCGACCCGCCCATGAACTTCTTGCGCGTAGTTCAAGTCCCAACCATGCTTCCGGACTCCATAGCGAGAATTCTTCCGAAGAAGGTCGCGCATAGCAGTACCGTAGGCAAGTTGATAAAAGACATTCACACTCGGCTCCGCCCCAATGGAGCGGTCCGTGAGTGCTGTCTTAGGAACCGTTGCAAATCGGTTCCCGCGGACATGAATCAGAGCTCTCTTACTGGCGGCTGAGATCCGACCCCAAAGGGTATCTCGGAACTGCGGTAAAACCGCAATTGCGCCAGAGGTGAGTGAAGGTCGCGCCGTTATTTTATCAGGTATAAGCGTAAGCTTACCCCTATCAGAGAACGTTGCACCCGGTCCAAACCGACCAGCAGGCATGCTGGGGGGTCTAGGACCAATCCACTCGCTAATCTGCCTTTTCACACGTCCGAGAAATTCGGCTATGCGTTCGTCGGCCTCTGTCCACTCACCGTCTGATGAGTAGCGATAGAGATAACGATACAGACGCTCGTTGGTCTTGTAGCAACTTCTTTCCCCGGATAACCACTTCTGATAGGCCGCCTCACGACGGTCAACAGAGATGGGGACTTCCTCTAATTTTCGAAGAAAATTAGCGGCGATCGCATCCTTATAGTAGGAAGTTGCATCTTGGTACGAACGTGGGCTCACCTCTGCGGAGATGATTCCCCTCCAATCCCCTGTCCGAAGCCTTTCGGCATGTTC